TCGGGATGTCCGGCTGCCACTTTCCGGGCCTCTATGAACTGGAGCGCGGTGAGGGAACAAGTGAGGTTACCGAACGCGGTGTTTATTTTGTACGCAGGATACAGCTCGCCGTTGGCTTCGATGACGGGTACCAGCTGCGCGCAGAAGCAGGAATCGAGCACGTACTTATAGGGCAAGCGTTGCAGGTATCGGGATATGCCTACGCCCTTCAGCCGGTAGGGGTCGATGCGCTTGCATAGTTTGCGGGTCTCGGCATCCATGTCTTGCAGGGCGGCATCGTTGTCCGGGTACTGGATGAGGAACGGGAAGGTGACCTGTTCGGCAATCCAGGCAAGGTTCTGAACCGCTTCAGGAGAATGGAAGTTCTTCAGCTTCCATCCCATACAGTTGCAGACATAGCGCACTCTTACCATGCCTACACTCATCCGGCCGGAAGCCATCAGTTCAACGTCCTGAAGCAGTTTGACGAAGTTGGCCGGATGTACTTCTTCCCAGCAGTTCGGAATACTGTATTCCGTACCTTTCACAATGAATCGGATTCTTTTTTCCATACGTCTATGCCATTAAGTAGATTTTATCGTCGGGCCGGTTGAAGGAGGTTTCTGTGTCCACCGATCCGCCGGAAGCAGCGTTCAGAATTAAATCAATATCAGCCAATGCGGTCTGCACTTCGTTGCTGAGTTGGGAAGCCAGATCCAACATTCGCTGTTGTTCGTCTTTCCCGCTTCGGCTGACAGTAGAGTCATCGAACAGGCTGCGGATGGTAGGCGGGAACTCGATGATATCAAAACGCCGTAGCGCGATGGCTACGGTCTGTTTGGCCAGGCATCGCAGCAGCATGCCGGCTGCATCCTCTTTCCCATCGGCCCGGTCGAAATAACCGCGTATCCCGTCGTCAAGAGCCTCCTGTTGCAATGGCACTGTGCGGAAGAAGAACAGGTATGACAGGTCGATGGGGTAGAGCGCATCGAACTCGTCGGCTGAGCGGATTTTTAATTTTTCAAGCGAGATATAGTACCTGGTTTTCTTCCAGGATTCGGAGTTGCCTTCTGTAAGCAGTTGTATCAGGGTGTCCATGGCATTGAAGTAGTTGTCCTGGTAGGCCCGTCGCATGCTTTCTTGCTCGTGCTTGTAGATGTCGATGTCGTCCTTTCGGCGTTTTATGATGTCGAATACCATCTGTTTGGCAAGTGTAAGGTTGGCCATAGCGCTTTTCAAGGCGTTTTTCATATCGTCACCTTCAGTATTCAGTATATCTTCATATACGGCCCTGCTCAGGATGATGGTAATTTGCTTCTTTGCCGACAGTGCGGATGAGTTAAGTTCCTCGAACGTGACGTTGCTCTCCACGTATGGGGCAAACCGCCGGAAGTCGGCAATGTCTGTAAAAAGGTCTGTAAGTATCATGATTGTTGCTGGTTAAGTCGGTTTTGGGGTGAAACATCTTCCTGCCTTGCGGGGACTTCCCGGTAAAAGCCTATCCGGTAACCTTGTGCATACAGTTCCGGGAAATTGATTGCCACGGCCTGGTTGAACGGCTCGCAGCATATTTCGTCCTCGCTGGTAAGCGACAAGATGTAGATAAGGTAGTTGTAGTAAGCATCGGCACCCGATTTGGAGATAACACCATCCTTGCTGACACTGGAGATGCTGGAGTCCAGTCCCACGCTGGAGAGCAGCACTTCGTCTGCTCGTTTGTCGTAGCTAATTAGCGCATCGATGTATTCCTTGTATTTCAGATCCACGGTTTCAATCTTCCATCTCTCCTCATCGCCCTGGCTGTTCTTGAAGCTGATGGTGGCGTAAGCCTTGCCCTGATTGTCCTGCCCGGTGAGATAGCTCGAGATCTTTCGTAGTTCCGACTGCAGGTATTGTATAACGAGCGATTCACGATATTCGGTACCGATTTCTATACCGTTGTAGACAAACAGTTCCACTCCTTCCTGTTTTCGTTTCTTATTCTCATCACAAAGCTTGGAGATCTGTGTACGTTTGGTCTCTATCCAGGCATTTGGAATGACGATGTGTACCTTTGCGGCCAGTGAGTTTTTGAGAAATGAGTTGATGTAATCGGCTGTTTCATTGGAACCTTTGATGTATGCCCTTGTACCTTCATGCGTCTCGTTGCAACCGTAGAAGTCATCCACCGATTTCTCGCGGTGATGGCTGATTGCGGCATATCTGTAGCTATCAATTTCTGCAGGGTTGAATTTGGGATATATGGCATAACTGCCCAGCCCTAATCCCCATTTACCAACAGCGACATGGCGAAAATCTTTGTAATTGACTACAGATGTGGCAACATCACGCCGGGTGGTGGCCAGCCGGCAGTGTTTGTTTTCCATGACCTCAAGTCCGGCCACCGGAAGAATACCACGGTACTTACCAATAGTGAATCGCCATTTCACGAAGATATCGCGGAAATAATAGAAGTTCTTTATAATTCCTTTCGCAAAGTCTTTGTAGTCAGTCTCGATACCACGTGTTTTCCAGCTCTCCAACCAGTCGGTAATTTCCGGACACTCTACCCATTCACGTTGTATTTTACCATCTGCGATGCGTGGAATATATACAGCCGGTCCATGGCCATACAGCATGTTTACCTGCTTGCTTATAAGCCTTGGCAGTAGCCGGTTCTTTTTTATATCCTGAGCAATTTCTTCGCATTTCCGGTTGTTAAATCCACGGCTGCATATTTGAAAACCTTGTACGCTAAGCCATCTCGTATCAGACTGGAGATAATCTATTGCAATCGGGAACAATGGATCGGGTGGCAAGACCGAAGATATCGGGTTGTCTCCAATCTGGAAAGATATTACGTTGTTTTCGTTTAGGTAGCATCCGTAGTTACCTACCATCTTCAATTCTTCATTCATTATTTTATAGATTACGAATTAAACATCCAGCCAATCAATTTTATGAAGTTTGAATCCGTCATTCGGAAATCCCATGTAACGGATCAGTATTGTGTAGCACATACGAGGTTCTCCGTTTCCGTCCGTGAAAAGGAACAGGTTGTCACTATCCACACTGAATCGTTCTTCAGGAAGTTGAGTGCGCCATTTACATCCCTCTTTGATGGTAAGCTTTGCAGTTGCTTTACCTTTCTGCCTGGAGCAAGGGAAGAATGCCAGTGTGAAGCAACCATCCGGAAGCTTTGATATCTCACGAGCCCATCGAAGGGCATCAATTCCTTTCATTACTGTTGTATCCATGCCACGAAAATCCTAAAACTTACGTCCAAAACAAAGGACGTTATGCTTTACTGTCATATTTCCATGAAGAGGTTCACCATGCACAGCACATCGACTTTTCAGCGGGGCGTGGAAATCTGGTCGTGATGGTGTATTCCTTGTATTAATTTTAATGGATTAAATAAAACACTGTCAGTTTCTTGCATTTTCTTTTTATGTCAAAACAGGGGTGTTATTAGCGTTATATTGATATATTATCCGGTAAATTGTCAGGCATAGATGATAATTCCGCCTGTACTTTATTCCCATATCTACCGAAAAGCAGATAAATCAACGCACTTGGAAGTTGTGTCGTTAACCCGGCTTGTTGTTTAAGTGGGACTTTTTTTTCTGACGATTTGTCAAGCTCGATGCGACCTTCTGTTTTTTTCAGTGGAGAAAGCATAATAGCACTGCACAGGTTTGGACATTCGTTTTCGTCAATCAACACTTGAGGGAGTACATTACTCCGGCCGCCAAACATAAGAAGTAATAATTTGAATTGCTGCCAGTGATAGATGGTGGCCTGTCCTTCGTTCATCAGTTCAACCTCGAAACCGTAACTTTCCAGTTCACGTTTAAGGGCACGGCTGTCTGTTGTGATTTGCTCCAGGTCTTCACGCCTTTTGTTCCCAGCACGGTCCGGGTATAGAATAATACGTTTATTGATAGCGTCCTGTCCAAAGAACTCATACATTTGCCTTGCAAGTTCAGGCTGTTCGTCCGGGTAGCAGCAGTAGAACTCTTTAATAACACGAATTGTCCGACCGTAGTTTTCTTCCTGGGAGACAATCAAGCTAGCAAAGTGACCGGGGTCATAACCGACTAACAGTTCCGCACGGCGGTTGTAATGCTTGAGATATCTAGCTGTTAGAAGAAAGTGCTCTTTCAGGTCAAGACGTAGGATGCTCTCATATATGTATGAGTCAGAAAACTGATGTTTTTCCTTATCGTAATTAGCGAAGAACTTGTTAACCACTTCCTTGTGCCGGATAGCGCAGATGGAAGTGAGAAACTCATCCATATCCAAAGTTTCAAGCTGTGTTTTAAAAAACTTCGGTCCTAATATTTCTTTGTTTACAAAAGAACTTGCACGGATATATAGTGTTGCATTTCTGCGCATATCGGAAAGACGTGGAGCCCATAATGCCATAACGCGCCGTTGCTTCTCCAAGTCAAGACGTATTCGTTCCAATGTTACGGGATTTTTTGTTTCCCGTTGCATTTGCATTAGCTTGTATTTCTGATAGATAGCTGCATTTAAATGAAGTGAAACAGTAGCTATTTCAGAAATAAGTTTTTGGTCTGTATGCTTTTCGTATTCTTCGAACCAATCATCTTCTCCGAGGTCCACACGGGCCGTGTCACTTACACCTGTAACGCCCTGATAGTAAGGTGAACGCCTGATATCAGCTCCGGCACCGCGGAGGGACGGGAACAGACGGCTCTTCAACTTGTCACCCTTGTTGTGCTTCATTTCCTCGATAATGGCATGTACTGCGCTTCGGCCGGCTACACTCTCAGGTTGGTCGCTGCTGACCAGCTGGATATGGTGTCCATCACGAAAAACAACACTATGCTTAGGGTAGGCAATTGGATATCGTGGTCTTCGGAAATGGGATGGTAGCTTTGCTTCACCAACCACGTAGTCAATTCCATATTCAAGCATGGGCCTTACATTACCATTGATGGTGACTTGGCGTGAAAAGTAAGCCTGAAGGTTGGGCCACACGTTGGTCATCAGGGCCACATAGGTTTTGTGTACCAGGAAAGATAGTTCTCCAGGCATGTCGTTTGCCACGCGTATCAGCCTGGGGCCTGTCACGCCTTCAGTCTTGCCGCCGGCACGGCCTATTTCGGCGAAAAGGTTGTTCGGGTCTATGACGTTGACAAGAATCTGCATCTGGTTCATGTAGTACCGTTCGAAATGCTCGATGTTTCTGTCTTCTGCTTGGCTTATCTGGTTTTTCATCTTGTTCACTCCTCGTTGTTCAGTTCTTCATATTCGGCTTCTTCGATATCTGCATCACGCAGCAGGCGTTTTTTCTCTACCTTTTCGATTGGTAGATTGTCTATAAGGTTCAGGTAAAATCCCTGGTTATGTTTAGCTGCTATTTCCTTCAGAGATGCTTTGCTGTATCCCAGATCCTCTGGAGTGAGTTCAGGAGAAATGAGAAATACAATACCCAGGTCACGGTCTGCTTCAGCTATCTCGGCTGCACGTCTGCGACATTCCAATGCGGCTGCATAGCATTTGCCTTGGGTTTTGTAGTCTCCTGCTGCTGCACATAGTTTTGCCAGGTCTTCGTACTTGTCAGCGTAGTTTGACTCCCAGACTTTTATAGAAACATTGTTGTCAATGTTGAAGTAGTTAATGGCTGCATAGATTCTGGCCTTGCAGGTTCGTTCGTCCAGGTTGATTTGTTGCTGGGCATTGATTCGCTGGCGAAGTTGTTTTGCGGCACGGCTTATGTTCCGTTCATACTCGTATATTTCCGCTGCCCATTGCAGTTGCTTCAAAAACAACTGCACGTCAACAGGAATGCCGTCCGAATGTCCAGTAGTGAGGAATGCGGATATCAGGTCAGGGTGGAGTTTGTCAAGAACATCTAATTGTTTCATACACCAAATAGTTTATCTCTTAGATCCTTTACAGTTCGTTCCTGTTTCCTTGTTTCAAGTGTTGTAATTGCTTCAACATCACCTGTTTCAGCCTTTTTTGCTAATTCGGCATCAATGTTATATTCGCCTAAAGCTTTACCATTACGGTATGCGTCGTAATAAGCGTCACCAGGGATTGATATCCTAATAGTGAGTGCAATCTTTTCGTTTCCTCGAAGTCCGAGGATATTACATATTCGCTGCGGAGTATATCCCAGTGCGCCAAATGTACGCACTTGTGGGATATACTGGTCGCCGATAAGACTTGCCTTCTCAATTTCTGAGGTCGGTGTTAGCTCTTTTTCCATATCATAGCAGTTTCGTTTTCGTCTAATAATTCTCCGTTACGTATCAACCTAATTGGTTGAGCAGGAAACATCGAATTATATCGCAGTATGGATGCTGTTACGTACTTGGGATCTATTTCCATCGCATAACATATCCTGTCAATTTGCTGACATGCCATCAAAGTGGATGCACTGCCGGAGAAAAAGTCAATGACTATTTGGCCTGGTGTTGAAGAGTTGCCTATGGGATAAGCCATCAGTGCAATTGGTTTCATTGTCGGATGGATGCCATTCCGTTGTGGCTTGTCAAAATTCCAAATAGTAGTCTGTTTACGATCTGCATTCCACATATGCCCAGCTCCTGGCTTCCACCCATATAGGCACGGTTCGTGTTGCCACTGATAGTCTTGTCTACCCATTACCATGGAATTCTTAACCCATATACAGCACTGTGCAATTTTAAAACCTGCTTTCCGTAATGAGGTACGAAAATTCTCTCCTTCACTATCTGCATGGAAGATATAATAAGCAGCTCCTTGCTTCATGACAGAATGCATCATGCTAAATACCTGCTTTAGGAAAGTGGCAAACAAGTCATTTTCCATCGAGTCGTTCTGTATTGTGAGTTCATCTTCAGTACCACCTTCGTAATTGACGTTGTAAGGAGGATCTGTTACGCACAGATCGGCATATTGTCCGTTCATCAGCAACGACACATCGGATTTGGATCGACAGTCCCCGCACATTAATCGATGGTTCCCTAATAGCCACACATCGCCTGGCTTGGCAAATATATTTTCTTCAGTTGTCGGTATATTGATATCGACTTCATCTTCTTTTATATCTCCAGCGTCTTGCGGGCTTGAGAATAATGGAGATGATGATAAATCAAGGCTCTTGACTTCATACCCAAGGTTAAATCGCTGAAGTGTATCCGAATCAATATTATATTTTTTAAAGAGGATTGTATCCGGGTTTTTTGTCGCGAATTCAGAATTGTAAGCTGCTATTTCTTCAACAGCTTCTTTTTTATCGGCGGCAAATATCGGTTCATACGGGATTTCAGGAATAGAGAATCCTGCTTTCCGGAGAGCGATCAAAGCTTTCCTTCGTTGATGTGCATCGATGATCCATAGTTTCCCTTGAGGATCCTTCCATGCTTTGAATGCATATTTGAAACCTCGTGTGATGATCAGCATTTGTAATTTTGCTAACTTATCAGGATCTGACTTCTTAAAGTCTTCTTGAAGCTCCAAGAATGAATCCAGCGGGGCAGTTGGCAGTCCACCCAAATTAAATACTTCTATAAGCTTATTCATGATTAATTGTTTTTTTGTTGCATAATTATTTTGAAAAGAGCTTCCCTTTCTCTGTGCCTTCTCAGACTCTCACGGTCCTGTGCACGTCGTTCAGTTCTGTCCGGTCGTCTGAGGAAAGACTCATATCGACGTATGTTGTCAGTACAGTTCTTGTACAGGCGTAGGAATTCAGAAGGGTTATCTTTCATGAGCTGTTCCAGCTGATGGCGTTCGGATCTGTGTGCAATGAGAGGATGGTGGTAAAGGAAGCTTCCGCTATCGTTGAACGAACGCAGCTCGGCGAAGGCTTGCAGGTTGCGGATGCGCAGCTCCACCATTTGCATGATGTCCAGGCATCTGGGCTTCCGGTCAAGCTGCTCGTCGAGCTGCTTCATTTGTTTCCATGTTACCACGCGATCGTTGTAAAGCAGCGTGGCTAACTGGACATTCGGGTCAAAGAGGTTATCCCAATCTATTTGTGGGTACTCTTCGTGCTTTTGCTTTTTGCGACTTTTCGTGTGGGTTTCACTTACTTCGGTTCTTTTTTTTTCTCTTCTTCAAGAGCTGCTTCTGCTTCCTCGGCACGTTTCTGAGTTTCTACCAAGGCTGCTTCTGCTTCCTCGGCACGTCCCTCGGCTTCTTCCAGGGCTGCTTCTGCTTCTTCAGCACGTCCCTCGGCTTCTTCTAGGGCTGCTTCTGCTTCTTCAGTACGTCCCTCGGCTTCCTTTTTAGCCGCTTCAGCTTCAGAAATACGATTCTGAATATCATGTACATCGATTTCAGTTCCTTCGGTTGGAACAGAATTCTCTACAGGAGCCTTGCTCTCATCACCCGTAGAAGATATTCCGTCCTGAACCTTCATCCGTTCACGCCGGTTGATGCGTATCTCTTCACGGGTAGCTACATCAAGCAGGCGATACAGAATGTCGTCAGCATAACGCTTGGGCTGTCTTCTCCATGATGGTGATACCTGCTTAACCTTTGATATCAGTAAAAGCATATCTGATTCGGCTGCAGCGGCATTCTTTAGGTCCACAAAGTGGCGTTTCTTTTCTTTAAAGCTGTACATAACTCTTCGTTTTATGAATTACAATATCTGTACGCGGCTTCCGGGGACTTCTACCAGCGTTTGCGGGTCGAGCACGCGGAAGGTGATGCTGCTTCCGGATTTGGCCGTCCAGGTAGCCCCGTCTTCCAACACAAACGCATTCCCGTCTGCAATGGTGGCCGACTTGTCGGTTCCTGCACCTTCAAGTGTGATGTAGCGTCCCTTGTCGTTGGCAGAGAGTCCTGATACGGCATTGATTTCGTAAGTGGCCTCGGTTCCGTCGGGAATGGTGTAGCGGTCATTGGTGCTCTTAATTGCAAGTGTTGTTTGGTCTGCGGCATGTGAGGCGGCCGGAACGCGGACAAGTTCGCCTGTGTACTTGTAATACTGATCTATACTAGTGCGTGTAAATGTATAAGTGACGTAACGTCCGTCCTTATCATTTTTCGACTCATAGCTGGAGAGTACCATTGGGCGGTCATAGCTGCCAAGGATATACCACTGAGGATCGCCAACTTCCTTAAATAGTATAATAAACTTGCCGCCGGCATGTTGCTCGATAAAATCAAGTAACTGATTACGCATGCCACCCATGATTGCAGTGAAAGTGTTTGTACCCGAAGTAGTGATATCTCCCTTTTCACCTGTAGAACTGAAAGTAGGTATATCGTGCGCCACGAAGTATTTCATGTATTGTCCCACTTTCATTGGGATTGTGCTCACTTCCCTACTGCTGTTTGGGAGTGGGAAAGCCTTTGTGTCGTCGATTTGAGAGATATCTATCAAGTATAGTTTGTAAGCAATATTGCTTCCATGCGTCATTCGGTCGCTGACATCATCTACGTCTCCAATGGTCATCATAGCCATGGCAAGCGATCCTGCCATGAAAACTGTGCCTGTCACGTAATCAAGGAACAGGCAGAAGGTGGAAACAACTGCCAGGAAAAACATGGTTTTAATAATCTTAGTCTTCATATTTTTGTGATTAATTAATTATTGGAATAGAGAACAGGTAATTCCTGCTCTCTATTCAGATGAATTTATCTCACACCCGGAATGTTGGGCTGTAGTTTGTCGTTAACTTTACGAACGCCACCCGTGCAGCGTTCCATATCACGGAAGTTACCGTCACTTCCCAGGATAACCATCAGGTAGTCTCCTGCTTTTGTTGGTGTCCAGGCTTCTGTAATGTTAGCAAACTTGCCACTCTTCTCTACTTTGGAAAAATTGCTTGCACCTCCAGCCTCGATTATATAAGCTACTCCAGCTTTGGCACCAGTAATATCTGTAATAGAAGCTGCCGCTTCAGAACCTGCTGAAGTTTCGAACCAAAAACCTTTGGTTGCGTCCAAAGTTGTAGCATCCGCATCAATAGTAATGGAAGGCTTGTTGATGAAGATCTGCTGCCATTCGTATTTGTTATCTTTCAGTTTTTCCAAGGAATCGAAGCGGCGGCCGGTAAAGGCGGCAGCGCAACCTTCTTTCCATGTACTCCAAGCTTTTACGAGTTCCATATCCTCTTTAACCTTAATAGAGAGCATTTCTCCGGGAACGTACTCCAGGAATTGAAGATTGCCAGGAACGTCCATGAACATCAAGGTCGTTTGTCCCAGATAAGGAAGCCAGCGAATTTGCATTTTTGTGTCTGGAACAACATTCAGATAACTGTCGGGACCTGTGAAGTCGATATCCTTCCCGTAAGTAGCACGAATGTTCTTAATCCACCATGGTTGGTGAAGTTTATTCAAATATAGTACATGCTTGTCGAGGTCCATATCTTCGGAGCAAGATGCAGTTACATCTGATACGAATTCCTGTACGGTCTCCAGCATATCTGCACTGGTATATGAACGATAGGCTGCATCATCGTGCGGAAGAATTTTGTACTCGTGAATGTATCGTATCAGCGTGTATATAATACCGGTAGAACCATTCAAGTAACTACCCGCTTTGCCTTCTTCCGGTTTTGCATAGATGCCACGCATACGTCGTTTGTTCTGTTCAACCTGTGCAGTCTCCAATGAATTGAGGATGCAGAACTCTATCATGTTCCATTTAATAGGATCACTTCCTTCTTTGTTAAGGTAAGCAATGTACATGCGTTCAAGTTCTTTCATGGGGCCAAACTTCATCTTGATCATTACATCATCAACATGTCCCATTTCGTTCTCAATCTTCATGTCACCCTTCCAAATTTCTCCTGCCTGATAGGCTTGAGAAACTTCGCTGAAGAATGCATTGAAAACGAGGTCGTGATCCTGAACTCCATAGCGGACGGGGAACCACAATGTTAAATCGCGTTTGCTCAGCACACGGGCAATGAGTGCATCTTGACGAAGTACCACGTGCTGATTACCAACTCCAGCTGTATTTACACCTTCGTAGTTCGTAGCGAATTCACCGGCTGCTAGACGCTTCACATCAAGCATATTATTGGCATGGAGATACATGTAGCGTTGCTGGAGTGATCGACTGAAGGCTACTGTTTGTCGGCGGAAATCTGCACCTTCCGTTTCTTCATCCCACGCTCCGAATGATGCTGCAGCTGCAGGATTTACTGCAATCTTATTCCATCGCTTATCCATGGAGAACATTGGGGAATCAATTCCAAAAAGGAAACGAGCACGGTCTGCATTTCCGGTATATGAGAGTGTGGATGCAGTCAGTACCTGTGCTGGTACATCATCCTGTGCATGATTTGCCATCTGGTTTACAAGACTGTCAACGGATTGTGCCAGTTGAATGATACTTTCAGCTGTTGCAACAGAATTACTATTACCCTGATTGGTAGCTTGTGGATTAACAATTCCATCCAAGATTCCTTGAATACGATCCATTTGTTCCTGTGTCATTACAGGTTGCACGTGAGAAGCCTGCTCGGCTTCCAAATCATCCTGAAGAGTCACCTTGAATTCCTCTTGGTATGAGTTGACAATAGTTTGCCACTCCTCATGCGTCAGTGTTCCCTTTTTCGCTTTGTCCATCAGATTGAGTTTCTGAAGGACCTTTGTTAGTTTTTCTTTAAAATTCATACGCTGAAATTTTATTGGTTTAAATAGTTGAGTGCATTCGTTTTTTGTTTTTGAGTTTGTAGATAGGAATCACCCATTTCTACAGCTTTTGCAACTGCATCGATGAATGTCATACATTCGTCAACAAGGCCTTTGTCAATACCTTCTTGTGTATAGAATACTTCTCCTCGTAATGCAGGATCTTCATCTGACGCTTCTGCCATTTGTTTCCGGCAATCACGTACTTCTGCAATAAACTGTTCTGTAAGAGGGTCGAGTACATCTGTTATGTATTGTTCCGGCTTGTCATTTTTCAGATCATCAAATTTTTTATTTTTTAGATCCGACTGGTGGGCACGTGCTTGGATATGTTTGATTCCAAGTTTTTCAAAATATCCTTCATAATCATAGGTGTCAATCATAGTTCCTATACATCCAACGAAATCATTCTCAGTTAGAGCTGCTAGATAATTACTATGACAGGTTATGTAATAGCACGCAGAGCAATTATATTGCTCGTACAGGGTTATGACTGGTTTTTGCAGATTTCTCATAGTCTGGCTTAACCGATCCATATACCATGCTTCTCCTCCTGGTGAATTTGCATGGATAAAATGGCAAGATATAGCTGGATTTGCCTCTGCATTAAGTAAATCAGCTTCAAACTGTTTACTGGAGAAATACCACTTGCTTGACGCAGTGATGAATCCCCATATACGGTGATATGCAATGCTACCTTCTGGAAGTTCTGGCGAGTCGAACTCATCAGTTAAGTGTACATCTGTAAGTTCTGCAGTTTCTTTTATTTTTTTTTGAATAGCATTAAGTGCCTTCGCAGAAATCTCTTTATATGTAGGAGGATCGTCATTAAAAAAGAAAGATACTGGAATATTCCCCGAAGAAGATATTATAGGGAAAGCCTCCATCATCATAGAGGCCAATCCTTCAGACGTTATAAGTAGTTGGCTTTTTTGTGATAAAAGGATTTTGCGTAAATAAGTCTTATTCATGTGCTGCACATATCTTTTGGGGCGAAGATATGTGGCAAAATCCAATGCATGAAGGACGTTAGATAAGTGGGGAATGTAACATCTTGCACTTTACATGCAATGTGGCAGTATTTAAATGTGGAGTTAATGATACCAATGCAGGAATTTGATTACTTCCAATCTTATATTTTTTCCCATTAGTTGTACTAATTTCAATAATAGCATACTTTGGACTTGAAAAATCTTTGAGAACTGATGATGTTGGCAAAGATATGTAGATATCTTTATCGCAATTGTAACATTTTCCAGCACTGCTATCTTCAGGCGTTGGGTCATAATCAAAAAAATCAGCCTCGAATTTATACACTGTATGCAACATTCTCGCGATAGGATATACATTTATATGTATAGAAAACTCATTCATGTTAATTCAATGTTTTGTTATTCAGCTAGTTAACAATTTTAGTGCACTTTTGGTGCACTTTTCTTACTCAAAACGGACAAATTAGTACACTTGCTGTATTAATTATTTTCGTGTATATTTTCGTTTTTCACGCCGTCTAATTTTACCACGCCATCTGTAATAGTTTTTTAGGAATGCATCTTCTGAAAGACTCTCTATACGGTACTTACAGATAAATAGATGTACTGCGTCTTTATAGTCTATTCCTTCGCGGTGTTTCATTGTATCAAGCATATCATGTACTTCAGACCACATCATGGTTTCAATTTTTTTGACGATAATACGCTGCGAACGGATGCCGAGATAATTATAGCTTTCTGGCCTTTTTCCAACACTACGTTCTGGTAGAATGATTTCAAGGTTACCATGATCAACAGGATGTTCTATAGGTCTTTTTTCCAGAAGATCATATAGTACATGATATAGATCTAGTTTATCAGGTATGCGGATTGCATTTCCTGATTCGTTTTCGCACTTAGCGATCATATATTCGCGAAGATGCTCTGGTACTTGAATACGTGTTGTTGTCATAATATAAAGTGTTGAAAGTCATACAAATATAGTGATAAATTTGCAATTTAGAAACCTTTATATACTTCAAAAAATATTTATTTTCAGTCTTGTTTTTATCCAGTTATTTCGATTGCATAATTCTATTTGTTACGGAATAGTAATAAATTGCTCATATTTTTTTGATACTTTGTAACTTGTATATTGTATGTGCTTAATGATTTGTAAATCAAATATTTATATGTGTTACAAATTCACTTTTGACATTTGTAACTAATGATACAATTTGTAACCATGTATCATTCTGGGTGTGTTTTAGAATATAGTATACAAACATCTATTTTTTGTAACCTAATTTTGTAACCGATTTTGTAACTTCTATTATTATTTCTTTTTCAAAGAGTTATTCTATTTTTCAAACAAAGGTTACAGAGTTACAAAATATTAGTAGTAAATAGAGAAAAGGTACGGAAAGCCAGTAAGAATCCTTGCCGGATGCATTGGGTAAGAATAGTAAAAGCCGCTGACATTTGTGCCAGCGGCTTCTGCTATGTAACTTATATGCTTTGTTTGATCATTAACTTCCTGAAATTAGGAGGTACGAACCTTCTTCTAAGTTTGGTGTAATCATCATTAAGCTCGAAATCAATCCAGTGGTCGCTTGCAGCCATAAATGCGCCACATGCGACAAGCAGCCAAGGTAGTTTTTGTGTGTCTTCATGCAAAGAGATAGTCGTGCCAGTTTCCATCAGTTCGAGGTAATCATACACCTGGTGCATGTAATTATATGCCATTTCATTCTTCATCATATCAGGTAAATACTTGTCGTAATTTCGTATGTACTCAAAACGGGAGATTTCCATTGTTTTCATCTACTTTAGGGTTGAATGCGCCTTCCTTCGACTTGGTGCGTAAATAAATCATTTCCTTAGTTTCTCCATCCACTTTTTTCAGCAGCCGGCCATCTTTGTTTAGGAACTCTTTCGGGTTCATTTCGTCAATGTATGGGCATAATTCAACAAAACCACGTAAGGCTTTTGTGAATCGTTGCATACTCCAGAACCCCTTACTTACCTTTGCGAATGCGATGAAATCATCATATGCTTTAGTTCGTTGCACGAAGGTGTTTACATTCTCTCCTTCCTCTGCAAAATACCCATATACCCAGTCCTCAAAGCTGGCGCCCATATCTGCCTTGTACTTCCGCTTCACGATATTGTCCATGGGAGGCTGTATCTTGATGCCACGGCCTGCCATCGACAGATAAAACTGCAGGCACTGCGCGAAGAAGTTGCAGTCCTGGTTCCAGTCTTCTTCGGTGTAGTCGCTGGCCGTCATCAGGTTGCGGCCGAAATCGTCGCGGATGCTGCGGCTCTCCAGGTAATCGTTTTCCTGGGTCTTTTCGTGGTAGTAGTCGGAAAATACCATATAGAGCATGCGGGCGTTGGTTGAGGGGTCGAACTCGCGGGGGACGTAGTTGGTGGTGAAACCAAACTTGGGGCTTTCCTCGAATTCAAGGAAAAAAGATTTGTTGTTTTTAGGGTTGACCGTCATGCCACTGGTAATTACGTCGTAGAATTGAGTCATGGGGAAATATCGGTCGCAGTCATCGACCAGCACGAAGTCTGTGTGCTGGTCCACTTGGTCGTACAGGTGCTGGTTTTCCAACAGCTTTGGGTTTCGGCCGGACAAGTTTACAGTCCGCATGAAGAAGCGGAAGGCTTTGAACAGGAACGACTTCCCGCTTCGACCGTTACATTCGTCCTCGTCGCCTATCTTGTTGTCCATGGCATAGAGTGCCCAGGAACGAGATGGAGACTTGTAGCGGTGGAGGTTATATCCGATGGCATAGATCTTATTGATAAGGTTCAGCTTCTGTTCGGCAATCTCTTCGGCCGACAACAGGGGGCCGGCAATATCGAACTTGTGTTCGGCGCGGTAGCGGTCTGCATCTTCCACGCTCTTGTCCGTCCAAGCGAACTCTAGCTCCTTGCGCCAGTGTAGACGGCTGGTGTTTATCAGGTAACTAAAGAAGCAGCTTCCGTGTTGGCCGACGGCGATGTCAAAGACCGGATTCCCCTCCACATCGTCCGTCTGCGTGATGGTGAACATGGGCGGCAGCACCTTCACCCTATGCTGTATCACGTTGTTGTCCCACACGCATCGGTTGCTCGGAAGCATTCCTTCATGGGTAGTGATGCCGTCTTTGGTCACCTCCCAGCTGCAATCCTTGAAGAACAGGTATTGGCTAGTTGCGGTGTAGTTGGTGAAGTCCAGAGTGATTTCGTCCAGCTGCGACAGCGATGCATCGCTGGTTCGTGGCGAGTCCAGTATCAGGTTGCGAATCTCCACGGGCAGAAATCTGTCCCTCGTGAACTTCTTCAGGAAGGCCGATATGTCCTTGGCCTTGATTTGGCTGACGGTGCATCCGTCGATGTGGATGTATCGCACGTTGTCGATGTTGTCGTCGTGGAGGGCGTAAAACCCGTTTAAGGTTAAGAAGTAATGTAGATAGGCGGTGTTGATGCTATACGTCTTTTTCTTACTTCGCTCACTCCAGCTTTCCTCCCAAAAGCGTGCGGGCATGGCCAGTGTCATCAGGTTGCGGAAATCTTCGTTCGTTGGGCGCAATTCCACAAAGTCACGAAAATCTTTGCGCGGTTTGCCCCTGCGGTCGCGATGTTGTGATAGCCACGAAGGTAGCCAGATGGTATGAATGTCCAGGAACCGCAGGGCTAGCTCGCGCCCCTTGCGGACACCGGTGCTGTCGATGTCTGGGATGTTGTAGATTCTCTCCACGTATTTGTATATCTCCTTGATTTCTTCCGGAGACACTTTGTATGTCTCCGAGTTGAACCACAGCGGATGGTATCCAAGGGCGCGCAAGCATAGAGAGTCACGCTCACCACTGCAGATGAAGCATTCGTCCAGTTTCTTCTCCTTGTATGGCTGGTCCTGGTTCTTGGGGTCGTTGTAGAACAGTTTTTCCTCTTGGGTGTTGAAGTCACGGTAGGCCTTCTGTAGTTCAGCCAGGCCGTTGATGTATAGCTTGGGTTTCACCCCGTCCGGCGTGTAGCTGAATCGCCATTGCTTGTCGGGGTTCAGGGGCTCGTAGATCTTGTAGAACTTATCTGTCGAACCGTCCTTTTTTTGCACTGTACATTCCCGCATGAAGATGGGGTAGGTGGGGGTGGTGTACTTGGTGGTCACTTCCCGGTTGCGGACGTAGGAAATGGATTTGGCCACGAACCAGTGCAGGGCATCCACGTGTTCCTGCTTCACCCGCGGGCCGAGGATGGCCAGCTGGTCGGCGGTGAACTTCTCTTCCAGCTCGAAAAAACGTGAACCTTCTTTCTCATCAGCGGTGGCTGGTCGCTTGCGGATGTCTGGCTTGTTCACAGACCGCTTCAGCTCGTCGGTCACGTTGTAGCGTGAGGCCAGGATGGAAACTGCTTCCGGGAAGCGTACGTTCTCCTCCTGCATGCAGATGTCTATAGGGCTCATGGCCGTGCCGCTGTCTCCGAAATCGGTCACCTTGTAGCAGTCGTCGTATTTCTTGAGGCAGGCGGAAGCGTCGTCCTCGTCTGGACGTCGCTTGAATTTCTTCTTATTATCAACGCACCCTTCAGCTTGCGGATAATAGTACAAAATGATGTCTAATCCGTGGTGGGTGGCTGCATAGATGTCAGTAGCTTTTATCATGGCGAGAATCTTAATATGGAACAAAAGAAAGGAAGTAGTGTCGATTGTTCAAGGACGATATTATTCGTCTGACTTTCCGATCAGGTATTTCATGAATTTAACGGTCAGGTCGAAGTAAAAACCGTCTTTGTGATCCATAAGAAAGCTACCGTCTTCTGTCTCTAGAACCACGTTCACGTTGCCTTCATCGGGTGATTTGTCGTAATGTTGTGTCACTTTCATAATAAGCTTTCGGTCTCTTTCGTTGATCAATGTTACGGTGACGCATTCTTTGGTATCTCTCAGCTGGTCTGCGAAGACCGAGGTGTCCTGATTCGGTTTCTTATCTAGCCGAATATTATAGTATATTCTCGTTCGTCCACTTTTGCGTATCAGCTGTTTGTCGACGATTGTGCCGATTTCATTTGTCCGCAGGACGCGGACGCGTGTTCCTTTCTTCATTGTTTCGAATAAAGTATTATGTTGTCAATTAATTTCAGTTGATTCTCATATTTAAACATAAGGTCTTGTTGTCTAACTGTTGCTTCTCCACTTTCGTGGATGTCCTTGTACTTTTCATACTTCTTCCGTATATTGCTGCGTGCGTGTTGAGCGATTATCTCTGTTAGCATCCTCGCCTCATTTTGATTTAATGCTAAAACAGGGAATGGTTCTCCTGGGTCATGTGTCCACTTCATTATTTGCCCGATTTATAAAATTCAATTATTGTATGATTCAATGCCTCAATAAGGCGCCATGCCAGCATTGCAGGGATTTCGTTTGTATTCATTTTATCTATGAATACCTTACCATTCCTATACTCAAGAGTCGTTTCAATCTCAATTTTTATATCATTTTCGTTCATGAATCTATCTCCTCTCCTTCTATGATTCCCATGTAGTTATATGGTGAATCTTCTGTATTACGAAAATCGTCCCAACATTCCTTTATTAACGATATCAGTCTATCTGCTTCATCGGGATAATTTCCAAAATATTTGTCGACAGAATCAAAATAAAGCTTATCTCCTTCGCACCCACTATTCTCTAGGTCCCAGCCATCTTCATATCTCTGAAGATCTTTAACAGTGAAATACATGGTGTATGGTTTGCTGCAAAATGTCAAAGAGACTTCGTAAGCCACAGGTATACAATTAGAATTATCATCATCATAGTCCCAATTGTTCAAATCAACTTGAGTAATCGTGATGCTATTGTCTGGTAGTTTTTTCTCCTCTTCTTTCTCGCAGAATTCATAAGTGCCCAATACTTGTTCCCACGATAACAAGAATACTATCTTGTCACTATTACCATCCACCCATGCTGTCCATTGACCAGTGTTGGCTGATTGATGGACATTCAACACAAGTGGCTGAGTACGCGGGTATGCTTTATTCAGCCGTTCTATTTCATTCTCTATTTCCGCCTTCAGGGCATCCAGCGAGATGTCATCTTTAACAAGATGCTGTGTGAACTGGCCTATATATTTTTGCAACTCGCGACCCTTGCTATTGGTGTTTGAGTATGTTTTGATATAATCTATAAAGTATGATGCCATAATATTAATCTATACAGAATTCACAACTAAATACATCTTCAGATCCATTAGGTAACTGTATGCGAATACAGTATTCACCACCGACAATAAATGGTTCGTCACTGATTACTATCATCGGTTTACCATCTTCAGCATGAACCTTTAGTTCTGCTCCTTTTTTCATCTTTCCCAATTCGTTTTTCATCTTTTCGGATGTGTAAACTGTTATTTTTTTACCGGAAGATTCAAAATATAGCAGACCGAATCCGCACATATTGCACATGTCTACGACTGTTTTCTCAACTTCCCGTTTACTGAAAACTACCTTTGTTTCCAACCGTTGGACTTTCACGTCCGGAAATTTTTTCTTAAATGTGTTTTTAGTTACCATATCTGTATTCTATTTCCAACTTATATAATATGAAGGGTTATCTGTTAATCCCAACCTTTCTTCAATCTGATAACCATACGCCTCAAGTTCATTAATGGTTCTCTCATATAAATTATCGAGAATTACAAACCTCTCACCTTCTATTGCTAATTGCCAGATGATTTCCATCACTCTAAGAATCTGTTCCTTCTCTTCAGCTAATTTCCTAGCTCTTTCCGCAGTAATTATAGGTACAGACATAATTATTTCTCCTTATTTTTTTAGACTAATTTTATATATTCAGCTTATTATCACCGAGTTCGTCGGTATATGTTCTTTCAGGTTGCATACCTCAATAAGATTCAGCTCTCCTGTATTCAGATATACATCTGCTTCAGGATCACATTCTTCAAGTCTCTCGATTAATTCTTGTACAGTCATTTTTCATGAGCATTTAAATTAAACACTCTGTTAATAGTCTCACTCAGTTTTTCGTCAAAAGGGAAATCATCATCATAATCGACCATAAAATCGACAAGATGATTCCCATTCTCAGATTGAAAAGGAATTCCACGTTGGATTTGAACAGCCCATTTCTCTTCAACGCATCTGCTAAAAAGAGCATTGGCCACTCGTTCGTCTAACTCAAGATTTTCAGTTTTCATGCGTTTCGATTAAATATTGGTTCATAAGTTCCGGTAGATCATCCATAAATCGTTCCATACATTCGGAATAGGGAAGCTTCAGGCATGTCAATACGAATGTACTATAGTCTTCGTCGATCTCGTTGACGGCCTCTATCCGGATATAAGGAAGCGCGTCAATAGCATCCACCAGTGATAACCGGTGCTGCAGACCGAAGCTGCACGAACATTTCATTATTCCGCTTTTCGTTGGACGCGGTAACCAGATGCGGTACTTGCCGTCCGTCGTTGATACGGTGGCAAAGCTTCTTTGATTTTTGTTTTCCATTTTTAATGAAGTTTTATCTGTTTCATAAATCGTCATGTCCCGCATGGCGGATTCGAACCGCCGTTATTATTGGATGTGTTCAATCAATCCGATACCGTATAGATATAATGCGAGGAATGATGCCCTTGCGGCCTTCACAGGTGGCTTGGGCTATGGCAAGATAATTCATATCATGAGTTTATTTCAGATGGTTGGCATACCAGTAAGCTACCATCTCTGCTACACTTCCGACTTGGATCTTGGCCTTAATGTTCTCTCGATGCCGGTTCACCGTACAAGGAGATATATGAAGTTCGTTAGCTATCTGTTCCGTTTGAAGATTTTTGGCATACAATCGGAACACATCCATTTCCCGCTCTGTGAGCCTTGTGTCTAACTCAGGCTTGCATACTACACCTTCAAGCGGGCATTCACCTCGCAGCGGGCAACCCACTTCCTCGAACTGGAATACCCCGTTATGGTTGATATCGATGGCACCCTGGTTGTATTCACCGAAGTTACAGCGGATGAAGCGGTGAACTACTCGATATTCATACCAGGTACGATTCATCGAACTGGAGGAGTAAAGTTTCATCAGTGCAGCATTAGCCTTCGGGTACCGCTCCCTGATGATAGCCAGCATCGCACAGACAAACTCACGGCAATTTTCTTTCAGTTCGTAAGCCGGTTGGCCGACGGGTTTCATCATGACGATGCCTTCAGGCGTGGTATAAAATTCGATGTTAATTATTGTTTCCATACGCTACTTCCATGATATAGAAACAGGGAATACACAATTCAATATATCTACAGTTACGATATATCCTAATTCTTCCAATTTTACTTTATTTTCTAGGCTTATGCTCCTTATGCGAATTAGCGTGCGTCCCTCCTCTGCATTTTTCCTAATTTGTTCGCATATTCTTTGCAAAGAGTAATAGGCATTGGCCTTTTCTTTTGCCTCTTGCGCAGTAATCAATTTCCTTCCCATAACTTACTCGTTTAAAGAGCTAATAATTTCAGTGATTAGTTTTATTTCAAGCGGTTTAAAGGTGTCTGTACGCAATTTGTAGTAAAAAGTTGCATACGCCATTCCACTCTCTTCAAGAACACGTCTTCTGACGATGTCTTTCTGAGTATCAGTTAACTTGTCGTAATGGTTTCTAAAAACCATTTTTGAAGATTTCTCCATTAGTGTAATGTTTGTTCTAATAATTAGTATTATATTTATACTGCAAAGGTGTAGAAAACTATCCATATAAGCAAGAAAACTATCCTTTAATATTGGTTTTGGATAGTATTTTATACTAAATCTAAATTGTACAATGTTTAACGGACAGAAAATAAACGAATTACTGGAGAAGAGTGATACAAAGAAAAATACTCTTTATGTCGCAATAGGACTTTCCAAAAAAGGCCTTGACGATATTATTAACGGAATTCACACGCCTAAAGCAACACATGTGGAAGCCATTGCTGATTTCTTCGATATCTCAATAGATGAATTATTTGAAAGAAATAGGACTATTAAAGAACAGAATATAGGTCATCACGTATTAGGTAATGGTAATAACGTATCCGGAGATATTACTCTTAGTGATTGCCAAAGGGAAATAGCTCACCTCAAAGAATTGTTGGCAGAGAAGGAAAGAACTATTCAGATATTAATGAATAAATAATAGTAGCTTGTTATGAAAGTAGGAAGAAAATCTTATTCAGAAAAAATGGAAGAACACATTAATGAAGTATTTTATTATTGGGATTCTGTGTATGATCGTCTATCGAATAAATATGGTAAAACCTTTGTTGAAGCTCATCCGGAAGTAGTGTCTACATTGGTAGAATCTATTGCTACTAAAGATTTAGAAAGTTCAATTTTAGATTTGTCTCATGATATGATCGATTCACAAAAAGAACTACAAGAAAAATGTAAATCTATATCATCAGCTATATCAGAGATTACATTTCTATTAGAAAAGAAACTCTAAAATAGATTATATATGGCACTGAGTGATTTTTTAAGAATAAACTTACCTTATGGCATGAGGAAAAATGATCGCGGTGAGTGGATGTTTTTTAATAGAGAATACACATCTTTAGGTAATTCTTTAAACGAAACAATAGATGAACATTCAACATATTATTGTTCTTATACTGGTATTACTAAAAAACTGTTAGAGGAATTGGCTGAAGGAAGAATAAATACCGATGAAAATGGTGAATACAGTCGGCTATGGTTCTATGATGATGCTACGAATCCTTATCAAAACGGCGAACTTATACCTGAATTATGGGATAAATACGTAAATAAATTACGCTTGCTGTGTAGTTTGGATAAGAAAATTTGAACAATACAGAAATATACAAAAATAGACTTATATACAAATATACAGTTTGATAAAACAGTATATGTCAGTTGGTTAATGCGGGAGGCGAATCTCCCTCCAGCTCCACAAATAACTTTTGAAATCCGCTGATTTTCAGCGGATTTTTTGTTTTCATTTCTTTCTATTCCCCTTTTTATTCCCCTGGTTTTTTATGCTCATTTAACTTCGTAGAGTTAATAATACGAAAATATAATTCCTTTTCTAATCCCCCGAAACCCTTATTCATGAGAAGAAAATGAAGCCAA